ACGTAGCTTTCTAAGGAGTAATCCTTATTTTCAGGGTCATGGTACCACAACATCCAAGAATACTGTAATCTTGTGGTATAGTCCCCCATTTATACTTAAGTATTATTGATTACTGTGTAGATGAAACTGATTCGTTTTCACACAGTATATGAATAAGAACCATGGCATCTATGATTTATTCTTTTCGCGATATGGCGAAGCTTCCACTTCCCCAAATCGTGCAAGATAATATTGCTCGTCTACGTATTACGCCAATGTTCTTCAAGCCATTTCACAAGCCTTCAAATAAGACATTCCACCCCAAGAAGCCCGCAACTGATAACTGGCGGGAGCGAATGTTGATAGATATCGTTCGTCGCGTAAAGGAACGAGAGGATCCAGAGTATTCTGATATTTTTAGTATTTTTAATAAGATTACCGTATCTTCGATGGACAAGCTATCAAAGGATGCGATTGAGCTTATTCAAAAACGAGATGAACAGTTCAGATTGCGTATTGCTACCTTGCTGTTTGACAAGGCAATAACTCAGCATGCATATGCATCTGTCATGGCCGAAAGCGCACGTATCATGACAGGAGCGATCCCCGATATGAAGGAGGACATTCAGGCTCAAGTACAGATGTTTCCAAAACTGTACAACATGAATGAAACATTAACATTTCCGTCCGGCTCCGACCCAGATTTCGATAACAAGGTCATTGAGTGGACGAATCAAAAAGAAAAGAGACGAGGATATGCTAAGTTTATGATGGAGCTATCTATGCGAAACTTGGTTAGCGATGAATGTGTCAAGTCTGGTTTGCAGGATGTTCTAAATGAACTGAATGACGTTTCTAAGCAACCAAGAACTGCACAGACTGAAGAGAACGTTGGGCAGTATGCTATGTTTTTATACGAAACTGCAAAACTATCAAAATCGTTGTCTCTTCGTATGTTTTTGGCGACTTCAATCAAGCGAATCCTGGCAACCGACAAAACAGAAGTTCCATCACTGAACATGCGTTCCCGTTTTAAACTGGAAGACGCGTTCAAACTTGTTCAATAAGAGAATCGCATAAAGTAAATGAGCCTCCCTCCCGCCAGTGTATTACTTCGGGCCTCACAGGTTGCGATTGAACAGGATAAGCCTATTTATCTTGATTACTATCGCATGAGTGTTGAGAAGACATGCTGTATTGGAGTGCAGCCTGATAATACGAAGTTTCTTGTGAAGTCAAATGAGGAGTATACCTCCACGATTCAGAACGTTTACAAGTGCGAATCGTGCTACATTATTATGACTGAGAACTCGCTGTATATTGTGGATGCTGGAATGCCCATCAAGAAGATCGTCGCACCCGTCGCCGACGCGTAGTAGCCCGTTTACATAGTATTTTATGTGTCATCATAATGGCTCTTCAGTTTCCTCCACCGCATTATATCCTGTTTGAGGCTCTGAATGATTCTCAAACGCTTCAAATATGGAACGCATACAAGTCTCAGCATAGGGGTTCGTGTGAGTTCGAAGTAGTGGATGCTGCTAAACTACATTCTGTCGAAACATTTTCACCGTGGTTCGAAGATTGGATTACTCGTAAATCCAGTTCTCGCTTTCGTATTCTGTTAGTTCTTCATTCTGAGTTTTTGACATTTTCGTGTCAACAAGTATTGCGTCGGTCTCTGGAACAGCGTTCTTTCAAATGTCGCGTATGGTTCCACATTGAAGACCCAACACAGCTACAATCTGCTATAATAAGCCGATGTATTATGAAACGGATTAATAATCATATTCATAAACCCCGCATAGATATTATATGAAGGTAGTGGCGTATACAGATGGAGCTTGTAGTAATAACGGTAAGAAGGGAGCCCGCGCTTCGTATGCCTATTACTTTCCAGAGCATGTATCGCTCTCTCATGCTGAACGGGTTCCGGACGACCAGCCGCAGACGAACAATCGGGGGGAACTCCTCGCGATCCTTTCGTGCGTCGAGAAAGCGTTATCGTCCTTCACCGCGTCGGATGTGGACCTATTCGTCTACACCGATTCCGATTACTCTCGGAACTGTATAACTAAGTGGATTCCAGGTTGGATTAAGAAGGGCTGGAAGACAGCAGAGGGTAAACCAGTTGCAAACCGTGATTTGATTGAAAAGATTAGCGGTCGTCTTATTTTGTTTCAGTCTCATTCGATTAACTGGGTAAAGGCACACACTGGAGGCGACGATGAGTACAGTCGTCATAATGCAACCGTTGACCAGATGGCAGTAGAAGTGTTGGACGGTAAGAAATCTGTTCCTATTCCTGTTGAAATAAAGAAGATTGAAGGGTCCCCGTTGCAACTCATGGGTCCTCCGATAACAGAGGCTGAACTCGTGAGTTGGTGTATGTCAAACTTGGATAAGATTGATAAGGAAGCTCTTCACACCGCTGTCATACAGGCATATGGGAAAACATGTAAGAAAAACGGAACTGAAGTAGTAAAACAGAAGCTACACAGATCAACCCTATATCGCCTAGTAGCATCTTCACACATCATCGTAGATAATAATCAAGAATGAGTGTTGTAGCCTATCATTTCTGGTCGCCTACTTGCGGTCCGTGCAAGGTTATCAAGCCAGCAGTTGAGGATTTGAAGGACGAGTTTGGTCAAGTGAGATGGATAACTGTCAATACACACGACGATGCCGATGGTCTTGCTCAAAAACTAGGGGTAAAGTTGGTTCCTACGATTGTTGTTCTTGCGTATAACGATTCAGGTTCCCAGGTATATACTGAAAAGCATTCAGGGACTACTATGGTACACTACTATCGTATTTTGCGTAATGCTCTGCGTTCTATTTCTTCCCTTTAGACTTATTTGATAGAACGGTGTTTGGGAGGCGCTCGCGATAAAATGTCCAGAAGAAAGCCCAGCCAAGAGCACCAAGACCAACACCCAAACCAGCACCAGATAAATCGTTCAGCAGGGAACTCGAAAACACGGGCCCTGATGAACTATGAACGAGCTGTAATATCATGACGAGCACTCCCAATAACGTAGAAATCAACTGGAAGTTATATGCGCTCGATTGAATCCATATATCATGTAATAAAAACGTTATCATGGCAGCAGTTGCAACTGTGGTGCTGGAAAGAAAAGCGTCAGGTCCGCGAATGACACGCTGAAATAGGAAACCCAAACCCATTGCGATAGCTCCTACAACACTGACACTCGAATACTTGAACTCATGATTGTAAATGTCAATCAGGGGACCTCCTACTAGAAGCACGAATGGGATACCCATTCCAATGAAGCGACCGTATTTTTTTACGGTATCTGAGTTTGGTAATGAATCTGTTAGTGGGGCGCTCGGGGGTCCAGCTGGGCGAGCAGAAAACAGCAAGGCTCCGACGATTGCTAGTATTAGCATGCTGTATGAAACCGCATAGGTAGTTTCGAGATCCATATTACTTATTAGATACAAAATAGTCATTATTACATAAATGGAAGGGGCTCCTGTGAATCCTGTTGTTCCCACTACGAAGACATTGAATGCCAGACAGGGTACATCTTGGACAGATGTATTGAACGGTATTATCTATTTGCTACTATCGGTCGCTGCCATATACTATGGGTGGACATTCGGACAAAAATATGCCCTTCAGTATTGGATGGTAGTTCAATCGATCGGTGCTACGATTCGAGAATATATTTGGAAGATGATTCAGTACGCTAAAAGTTCAGGACAATCTGTTCAGTGAGTTGTTCGGCGATCCCGGTAATCCCAGTCGTCTCCATGCTGAACATTCCAGACACTACTATCTTCCATAGCCTTCTCTTCGGCTTCATGGCGAATATCGCGTGCCATTTTTTCTTCGATGCTGAACTCTCGCTTAGGCTTCTTCTCGATGGTAGTCCAGTCGTCGGTAGTATCCTGCTCTGCTTCGATATTTTCAGATAGATAATAACTATTATCCTGTTCTTCTGCATGTCTGTATGTAACTACATTTCTGGCATCGCGTTCCCGAACATTAGCCTCGCGACGAGACATTAGATCGTGAGTTTCCTTTTTAATCTTTTCGTCTTCTGCGTGCTCATTCCATTCACTTGCTAGAAGCGCAAATGACCTAGTTGGAACGAATCCAGTCTTCGTACGAACAATCGATGAACCAAGAGAAGGAAACTCATCGATAGTTGGTAGTTTCTTGACAGGCTCTTCACCCTTCTTATTGCGCAGTGCAGGAGGGATGTACTTGCCGGACATTTTGCTGTATTATTCGTCGATATAATATAATCCGTTTTCTTCGTAAAAAACGGACCTAAAGATTCGAAGACTGTAGAATCTAAGAATGACATACGGAGTAGTAATCGCCCTGAACGGGAACGTTTCGGAGCTACAGATTCCTGCGAAGACTGCTGATGTTCTTGAATGGATTCGTAAAAAATATAAGCTTCAAACCATCCAGTTTCAAGGTAAACTACAGGACCCTACCAATGAGTCCAGATGGCTAACTATATTCGCATCAACGTCGGAAGATGATGAGAATACACACATGCTACCAGCTCCTTACGACGAAGAAACATATACCAGTCCGATTATTGTTCTGTCAACCGAAAACGATAACCAGGATGAATATGAGCTTCCAGTGTTAAACTACGTCGATTTGCGTGCAGATGATTACGAGACACTGTACCAGGAGTGGACATTCGCAGTTGACGAGGATGACGAAGCGATTGCAGATGAAGTTGAGGAAGAAGAACATGAAGTAGAAACTTTGGACGACGAAGAATCTGTCGATATTCCAGTTCCAGTCTCGCGCCCTGCTAAGGTGGCAACTGTAAAGACGCGAGATGTATTTGTATCATGTGCTATTCGCGAAAAGGTTATTGAAAACTTTACAGAGGTACTCGAAGATGAGCAGGAAGCAACTGAGTTTGAACTTCACATGCTTCGAGCACTGGTAGAACGAGCGGCAAAAGAATGTATCGACGTAGACTGGTCAAATCGAACATTTTGGAACATGTATCGTAGCAGGGCTATCACTTTGTATGAAAACTTGCGAGGGGACGATAGTTATGTTAAGAATAACCAGAACTTGATTGAAAAAATCAAATCAAAGGAGATTAGTCTTCAAGCTGTAGCTGAAATGAACGCAATGGAACTATGTCCGTCTCGATGGAAGGATGTCATCGAACGAATCATCGAGAAGGAAAAGAAACTTTATAAAGGAGACCAGGCTGCATCTATGTTCATGTGGTGCTCAAGTTGTAAGAAGCTGTCTAAATGTGATTATTATCAGCTTCAGACTCGATCCGCGGACGAGCCGATGACGACGTTTGTGACGTGTCTGGAATGTGACAAGCGGTGGAAGTTTTGAATGCCTCTGGAGACATGCCTTCAACGTAAACATCGATTGGGTCTAGTCCGTTAGTAATTTCAGGTTTGCTTAAGTCTGGAGTAGTTGACCCAAATGACTTTTTAAACTTAGAAATGATAACATCAGGAACCTGTGGGCTAGTTTCCTGTAATCTATCTAGCTGTTCTCTAACAACTTTCAGCATATCCCCTGCTTGAATGCGTTCGGGCCGAGGCAAAGATAGTTCAACCAAAATAAATCGATGGATTTTCGAGTATGCGACCGCTGTTTGACGATGAGCTTCTGACCGTTTAGCCCACCCAAAGTGTGTAGATACAGTGTTCAGAACACCAACTATTAAACTCAGCGTTCCAATCCCAACGCTGGACGCAACAGGATCCTTAAATAATGTTTGTGAACCAATGCTTGCTGTTCCTGCAACTGTAGACAACACAATGGTTGGTAGCGCAATATAGTTATAGAATGTAGAATAGCGCTTTTCAGAATGTGTATGCAACCACGCATAACACAATGCCCGTTCCCCTTGTTCCGCGATTATTCGCTCGATTTGCGAGTTCCATTTAATGTTCGAAGTCATTATGTCCATACTTATTTTAAATATCAGTTTTAACACAATGGGTCTGAAGGATGTTCTGGAAGTCAATAAGGTTCCACTTCCTGCAGATTTTGACGAAAGATTCAATCTTGTTATGTTGGGATTGAGGAGGGATCCTAAATTTAACGCAGAACTTCAAAAGTTCAAAAGCAAACAAGATGGTGGTTTGAAGATACCATCATTTGCAAAAGGATTGAACGCAAATATACCTGCTACGACTACAACTCCTATCTCAATGGCGCCTGCAATGGATATCGACAGCGAAGATTGGATGGGTCCTCGCATCAAATGGTTTCTAGATGCCGTAACATCTCCATATGCTCGTGTTATGTTGCGCGGACTGTTTATGGTAATATTCTTTGCGAGTTATTTGGAATCAATCCCTGTTTTTGGTAGCATCTTGAGTGTCGGCCTCGATTTTATGGTGACCAGTGGCAAGATTATTACTAAATCCATTCAGAAACAGATTCCTTTTATGATGGGTCTGTTACCAGTACCATACGCCAGCTTAGTCGGGCTTATTATGGCTGCGATTTATGGAGCAATAGTCTGGCCTATGATTGCGATGGTTGCGTTCAGTCGTCAGGACTTTACAGTAGCGATTGAGTCATTTTTACGAGCAATACCCCCTCCTGCTGGTGATATGATTGCCGACATATTTATGGAAGGAAATCGATTTGTAGCCAAAATGGAGGTTAAGCGTCAGAAGGTAGCAAATGATATTGTACAAGCTATAGCCACTATTGCAACTCTGCTTGAAAATGTCAATAATCAGGTACAATCTAATATCTCGAAAGTAAACGAAAATGTGAATCGAGCGGTTGAGATGAAAGACCGAACCCTGCCTGAAACTTCAAATATACAAAGTCTTTCAAATAAGATTCAGGAAGCAGCAAAACCGCGTGCGCCCGTTGGACAGGGTCGCAAACGACTTTCAACGAGACGGCATAAAGGTAATAAATGGACGACGATGCGACGCAGAAAGTTCGCAACACGCTGAAACAGTGGATCAGTATGGATGATCGTATTCGCGAACTTCAAAATGAAGTCAAAAAGATTCGAGATGAGAAGACGAAGCTATCCGGCGTTGTCCTGGAGTTCATGCGTGATAATAATATTGATGACTTGGCACTAGAGGGTTCTGGGCTGGGCAATATTCGCAGGTCGGTTCGAACAAGCCGTCCACCTCTCCGTCGAAACTATATTCGTACCCAGCTACTACTGCAGTTTGCTGACCAGCCCCAGCGTGTAGCTGAGGTACTTCGTTCGATTGAAGGCATTCCAGAGGGAGCAGATGATATGTCAGTTGGAGGAACACAGCGAGAGCTACTTGTTCGGCACATTCCTCGTTCCAAGACGACAATGTCTATTTCCACTTAGTTTTGCAAATGTTTGATAGATTCTTTTGCTGCGAGCTGTTCAGCCTGTTTCTTAGTAGATGATGTACCAACACCCAGTTGTTTTCCAAGATGGTCTACAACTGCCATTGTGTACATGCCATTTTCCAAAGAAACCATCGTATAGGTAGGGGTCAAATGATACATCGACTGATATATCTTTTGAAACTGTTCCTTGTAGTTTCTGTTGTTCAGCAATAGTTTTGGAATGTCAATATATTTTTCAATCAGTGAGATGACAAATGTATACACTGTTTGGAAATCGTGGCCACTATCCATCCACAGAGCCCCAATGAATGCTTCCAAGATATCTCCAAGCTTTTTGACATTAGAACGGCCGAAGCAGATGTCTTCGTTATGCCGAGAAATAACATAGAACTGTTCTAGTCCGATGATTTTACTTAGTTTGCCCAACGTTTCGTTGCAAACAATCTCTTTCTTCAAATCAGTAAGGAACCCTTCGTTTTCAGATGGAAATCGAATCATCAAATACGTGGACACGCAAGCCCCAAGTACTGAGTCGCCGAGATGTTCCAATCTTTCGTACGATTCATCGAACAGTTCTAGACAACTGGTCGGTCGAACAGAAAGTTCTGTCAGTTCTCCTGTTGGGGTCGTATATTCTACTCTTTTTACATATGATGAATGTACCATTGCGGTCTGATAATGTTGAACATTTCGAACTGTAAACTTCAATCCGTATGTGTCCAGAATCGTCTGAATATCCGTCTGGCTAAATAGACGATTCTTTGAGTTGTACGGATTATACGTCATTATTAATGCTTGCGAATACGCCGTGTCTTCCGATTTCGTTTTCTACGAGCACCTTGGCTAAGTCGCCTTTTCTGCGTTCTAGTCGTAACATGGTCAGGTAAAGGTACATTAATCTGTTCTAAAAACGCATCAGTCATACTGGTTGGATCTACGAGGGATGCCCATCCTGCAAGGTCTGTTAAGTCTCCAAACCCAGGTTCTGCCGGGCGATTGATGAAATCGGTAACCTTCTTTACGCGAGCAAAAATACTAGCCTCTCTAGCTGCTAACCATCCAGGAGTGTTTGATATTAACCTCCTTAAAGTTCCAGAATCCGTTCGTACACTATTCTCAATCTTGTTCAATAAGGCAGTTATAGCGTCAGTGTCTGGAGACCAACTAGGCGTTCCATCGGCCAAGCGAACTTCTTTTATTAACACGATATTCGACTTTTCTCCATTACACACCTCATGCGACCAATCGTATTCTAGTTTAATAATCTCATCGGATATAGCAGGCATGCCTTCGGATGGTCGAACTGTACGAGTTGAATATAAACCTAAAAAGAATACAGCCTGTGCGATGGGTAATACATGTTCGCAGATAGGCTTCATACCATTTCTCACCTTAGTTTTAGCAAGATAAACTCGTATACCGCACAACCAGCAAACTGTATCCTTGGTCGCCGGTCCTATTGTATTATTGCACTGTGTTGGCGGGGAAGAGCCTTCATAAATAGCACGACCAGGCTTCTGCCACGCATCTAGTACCTCTTGTGGAAATACAGTTTTAATAATAGCACCCATTCGGTCTTCGTACGGGTTGACTCCTTGCGCTGAGGGTAAAAAAGGAACACCGATACCCGATGGTGATTGTTTATTAAATCCGTATATTATACGTGCGGCACTTTCGACCTCTTCTCGTTGTCTTTTATCTTTGCGTACTGCTGCTGCTGCTGCTGCTGCATCTGCTATCTGTCGATTTTCAGCAACTATCGCAGTTGGAATACTCCCGCGCTCAGAACGTCTAACAGTATTCATTTCTTCATCCATTATTTGTATCAGTCATTTTTTACACGAGTGAAGTTGAACTCTGTGGATACAAGTTTTGGCTTCATGGAACTGACAATGAACTCGTAGCAATCAGTTGAGTTGTAGACACTTGTAGACTCGAAATATGAATCTAGCATTGCTTTTAGTTCCTTCTTGGACAATCCCCATGCTTTATTCCAACCGGGTCGCTGGATTTTTACAACTGACCCGTCTTCAACCAAGTTCAACGCATCGATTCCACTCAGCTCAGGGTGCTTTAGAATGTTAGCCATTTCACTTTCAATATCCTTTCTGGTCGACCGAAGCGTATATATCTTCTTGTTCAGCTCCTGCAGTTCGTCGTCAATCGCACGATAGGACTGGAGACGAGCCTTGAGGGTCGGAATTAGGGAAGACATCTTGGTATACTCTGTCTAATATTGAAAAGTTAAATCCGTTTTCAGAGTAAGGAGATGTACTTCGATGAAGCCGAAGTCAAGAGACTGCGTGATGTATATAACGAGGAACATCCTAGAGAGTCGCCTATTCAAGGAACAAATATAGATGAAACTTGGACTGAGTTAAAACGCCGTCTTCATTCCAAATGTAAAACTGGAAGGGCCGAATGTATCATAACATCATTATTGGCACGCCCAAAAGCCCCTTCTCAGTGGAGCGTCAACCCCGAAGAATGGTTGTCCAGCGAGGACATTGACAAACTTGAGAAACGTTATGAGAAACTTTTTGAAGGTTATGTTCACATTGGAACATTTCCAATGGACTTTGGTGCAAAATCAGAAACTGGTAAGTGCTTAGTCAGTGCTTTGTGCTCGATAAATATTCGAGAACTTGCAAAGCAAGGTAAGAACCGTATTGGCATCGTGTTTAATACTGACGTAAGTACAGGTCCTGGCGAACATTGGGTCGCGGTATATTGCGATATTCGTCCAGAGCTTGAATATGGTCGGTTTACATATTTTGATTCTTATGCTCAGCGTCCTGAACCTGAAATCAAGAAGCTCATGAAACGTTGGAAGGAATCATGGGACAGCTCTGGCGTACATTCTAAACCGATGGTGCTAACTTACAACAAGACTCGGCACCAGTACAAGGATTCCGAATGTGGCATGTACTGTATGTATTTTCACTATTGCTGTCTGACAGGTGTTCCGATGGAGGAGCGCGTTCCAGATGACGTGATAAATTCCTTTCGAAAACTCCTCTTCAAAACCTAAAAACGGATTTGATATTTCCAGGAACTATAGCTCATCCCCCACTCAAGATGAAGAAGTCGTTGTTAAATATGTTTTGCCCCGAAGGTGTCATCGCAGGTTGCCTGCTTACGAAGGAGAAAAGGCAGGAACTGTTCGGACGTGTTGCCGGCGGGAGTGGGTCTACTCGAATGGAGAAGTTTCAAAGAGAGAAAATTATTGAGGGAACCGGATTTGAATGCACGAAAACCAACACACGGATTAATCTCCGGACAAATACGCTAAAGGATATATCGCAGCCAAACACATCCGTTGATGGCTTCGATTATTCTGAAGACTTTGATGGACGTCAACTTATTAATGAAAATACAATTTACATTGATTTGAAGTGCGTTGTCGGAAAAGGAGGAGCTCAAACCAGGTCCCTGCGAGAAGTATATTGGTTCATCCAAGGTCAACTAAATGTGCTCAAAACAACAAAAAATGTGTACTTTGCTAATATTCTAGACGGCGATGAATCGAATAGTTGTATGTCAAAGTTCGAGTACATTGCGTCGTTGCCAGGGTTTGAAGATGTCAGGAGTAGGTTGTACGTTGGCGACTTGAAGGGCTACTTTGCATGGGTTAATGCAAATGTATGCTAATCAGATGCAGCACGATTTTGTAAGCTAACTCGAACGGGATTCTTTTACGAGCGTATTCTCTAAACTGAGGCAGAAATAAACTCCAATATTCATAGCGTTTTTCTTCTATGAACTCATTGAATTCGATACATACCGTTTTTTGTTCCTCTTCAGATAGCTGTTTACCTGATATTCGCAGTGTTGCATATGTTCTACTGCAGTCTTTCGCAGGATACACATAGTCGGATTTATAAGTCAGTGCTATTCGTCCATCGAGCGTTCCACTGTCGAGCGCATTCAGTGTCATAAATGTCTGTTGCTCTCCCGGTTTCAAAGGATTTCCTTCTACATGTCTTCTAACTTTAATGTCTGTAGGAACTTCCAAGTTATAAATGTTCCCGCCAATGATCCAATCGTAGGATGACTTCATATGGAATATCTTCGAGACACCAGAAGGCAGTATCGTCCATTCGATATATTGTTCATCTAATTCAATTTCGGATTTTTCGAAAGAAAATGCAACAACTGTAGTTGTCGTATCTACGAAGACTGTTTCTTCAAAATATCTAACTTTATGAATCTTATACTGCTTCATAAAGTTATGTCTACAGCGAACATCAATATCTCGAGAGGAGAAGAAGAACCCTGCAGGAACTATCATAATACCGCCTCTACAATAAGGTTCGATCGATAGATATGTTATAAAACATTTGTAAAGATCATTCGTATTGTATTGGTCAAATATCTCCTTTGAAGTACATTTGTTTCGTGCAAGATATGGAGGATTTGTTATGATCCAAGCGTCTTTGTAGTTTGGCGGATACTTGAGAGTATCACGTTGAACAGTTCCTTCTAACTTAGGATCAATATCGTACATTTCAATAGGTAGCGTTGATTCTGTTCCGCGAATCCATTCAATTAAATCACCTTTCCCACAAAACGGTTCAATAATACATCTTGCATCGAGCGGTGGATGCAGGAGCCCATCCAAAATGTATGTGGCATTGGTAGTGTAAAACTGCCCTTTATTTTTTTTCGACGAACCCGCCATGATATATGCTGATTATTAGGTGTACAAGGTATATTCGTTTTTTTCGAGGACTCGACTGTATAAAATCTCAGGTATAAAACATACAATATGGCGAATAAGTGGCTTACCCACGTAAAGAAGACGATGAAGCAGATGAAGTCGCGCGGTATGTACAAGAAGGGTGATGGTCTGAAGAAGGTTATCATGGCCGCGAAGAAGACGTACAAGAAGGGAGGTGCTCTACTCCCCCCAGGTCCTCCCGTAAAGCCTGACGCGCCATCGAGTCCTAGCATGAAGGATGACGACGAAGACAAGATGGCATTCGGACCCATGAAGGTTCGTAAGGGCGGTGTTGGTGGCCCTGAATCCCAAGAGGAAATCGGAGGTCGTCGCCGTAAGACTCGTCGTCGCTCCTCGCGTCGTTAAAAAAATCAAACTTCCTACATATAAAGACAAATGGGTGGTGGTCTACTTCAACTAGTTGCTCACGGTGCTCAGGATGCATATTTGAGTGGAAATCCGCAGATTACCTTCTGGAAGGGCCTCTTCAAGCGCCATACAAATTTTGCGATGGAGCCCTTTCGCATTAATTTGACTGGTATGCCCATGTGGGGCCAGAAGCAGAGCGCGACTCTCGGTCGCCACGCTGATTTAGTGTACTCTACATACTTGAGCATTCAGCTACCTCGAACTGATCCTACAAAGGGTGCTAGTGCGACCATTCAGTGGAATAATGAACAGGGTCGTTTGGGATACAATCTGCTGGATTATGTTGAGCTCGAAGTCGGCGGTCAGCTCATTGACCGTGTATACAGTGAGTGGCTTTATCTTTGGGAGACCCTCACTTCCGACTACAACACGAGCGTGAAGCTACGTGATATGGTTGGCGGAGGTCTTGCCAGCACTTATACAACTTTAACGGATACCACATCTTGTATTACTGGTATTGGTCGTCCAGTTCACCCCAACATGTTCTTTGTACCTCTACCATTCTTCTACACCAAGAACCCTGGTGCCGCGCTACCTCTCATTGCTCTACAGTACCACGAGGTAAAGATTAATCTCCTGTGGAACAAGTCTCAGTTCGTTGGACACGTACAGACAAACGGTTCAACTCCTGCGTCTATCGCTGCTCTATCTGCGCCCCCTTCTCCCACGTCCGTAGCGTTATACGTAGACTACATCTATTTGGATGTGGATGAGCGCCGTCGCATGGCCCAGGAGTCTCACGAGTATCTCATTGAGCAGGTACAGTTCAATGAAGACAAGGGTATTTCTTCTGCAAGCAATCGTATTGACCTGACGTTCAATCACCCAGTCAAAGAACTTGTGTGGGTTGTCCAGCCTGAGCGGTTCACTAACTGTAAGATTCCGGATGTGACTACTACAACTACAACGGCTTCTGCGGGAGTTCCTCGGCCAGATATTGCGCGCCTTTCGCCATTCACTTATACTTATGCAAACCAGGCAAGTACCACTGCTTTCAACCAACCCATTTTCGAGCAGTGGATACAGATTAACGGTCAGGATCGCATGGACCGTCGCAATGGTGATTATTTTAATAAGGTACAGATTTACCAGCACCACACTGGAACAATGGCACCTGCTGGATTTGATGATAGTTTGGTACAGAATATAACATCGTCGAAGCCCACTCGTCAACAGGCGATCTACTCGTACTCGTTTGCGCTCAAGCCTGAGGAGCAGCAGCCTTCCGGAACCTGCAACTTCTCTCGCATTGATACTGCTACGATTGTGATGAGCATGAGCGGCGATTACATTGTTGATGAATCAACGGATCAGAACTGGAACGTGCGTGTGTACGCGATTAACTACAACATCCTCCGTATCATGAGTGGCATGGCGGGATTAGCATATTCCAACTAAGTAGGAACACGCCGCTCGCCGTCTCCACGGGTTTTAAACTCTTGCTTGATTTTCTCCAAATACAAAATAGCATCCATGTTCTCCTCCTGAGCATGTTGAATCCATTCCAAAATAGTTAAATCCTTACGGTCCAAATCAGTTCCGTACTTTTTCTTTCCGAAGTCAGCACGCTTTTGAAACGCAGATATGACCGC